AGATATCCTATCACTGTAGCTCCTGCTAACTTAAGATATATAGCAGGCTCACATACTAATGCTATACCTGTTAAGTATCCTGTACTGAATACTATAATTGATAATACTCCTGAGTGCTTCATATTATTAAGATTGAATTATTGTAACCATTGCCTCCTGCACCTCCACATAGACCATTACATTCCAGCATTCCATTAGATAAACAGTTACATCCATCTATCATAGGTCTAAGGTCAGTATCTCGGTTAGTTGTACCTGTGAATATTGGATACAAAGCTCTATTCTTAAGTAGGTATCTTATTAATCTTTGCTCAAAAAATGCAGCCTTTTGTGCATAGTGTTCCATACTGAATGCTATAGTACCTCTATCTACTGCTGAGCTGTTATCTCCGAATTGAGTCTGTAGACCTTTGTTTTTTAGCTGTAATGATAGACCAAATACAGCATCCTCTGCTGCTCTCCATGCTATAATAGGCTGAATGAATGTTACTAAAGTCTCTTCATCAGGATCTAATGTCTGATCATTGTACTTAGTTAGCAAGTCATTATAGAATGTAGTACCTAATATAGGCATGATTCTTAGCTGAGCTTGAGTAGCTAGGTAAGGAGTGACATTGTTTACATCTACATTAGCTGTGATGGGTGTGTTATTCTTTAGATAAGTTTCTGTTATAAAGTATAGCATTATAGTATAGGTGTTTGTGCAATTTGTGTTTTGCTTTTATCTCCTCCAGGTACAGGAGGTAAAGATGCTAAGGCTCTAATCTCATTCTCAGTCATAGTCTCAAGCACTTTAGTAGCTACCAAAGGTGATAGACTATTAAGTGCATCATTAGTCTTAGAGGTATCTCCCTCAAGCTCTACTATTGCCTCGTTTATAATCTGATAGTTATTGATAGTAAAATCTGCATCTATCTTAGCTATAAATAGTAGCTCATTAAAGATGTCAGATACCTGGTCTCTTAGTGGCATAACTACATTTTTCTCAAATATGATGTAAGCCTGCTTAATATCTGAGCCATTACCTAGTGAGCCTGTTGTTCTGATTCCCATAAGTATAGGATCAATGGTGTGACTAAAGCAAATCTGCTCAGTGTTCAGCTGTGATGCCTCCTGAAATAGTTTATCATTACCATTGGTAGGTAGTGACTCTATCTTTGGCAGTTGGTCCTGACTATTAGCAAAGAATGCTACAGCTTTACCTGCATTAGCAGCACCTTTCAATCTATCAATAGTATTTCTTATCATGTTCTTCTCCTCCTCAGACTGAGGTCTTTTAGGAAACATCATGGCAAAGCTAGGAAAAACTGAATTTTGGATGTTACTTTTAGCAAAGTATGAAAGCTCGCCACTCAAAAATGCATAATTTAAACTTGATGTATAGGATGGCAAAGAATAGAAATCTTGACCAATGCTATCTACTTCATATACAAATAACTGCTCATAATCTCTAGAGGTAGGAGTGTATCTCCTTATCTCCTGTACTCCAATCCTACTAGCCCAATCATCACAGATATAGTATCTTTTTCTATCTAAGTTTACTCTAAGTTTTTCAGGGGATAGATTGACTATCTTTGTGAGTTTCATTTTATCATCAAAACATAGCTTAAAATATACTCTATTGTGTAGTATTAGTTGCTGAGTTACTGCAGGAACTACTTTTTTTATGTTTAATTTTCTCTCTAATGTATATAGCTCTAGCTTATCCTGAGGAGTAAGTCTATCAGCTACTATATTAAATCCACCTCCTACAGCTGCATTCACTTTATACCCTACAATAGAGCCATGTAATGGACTAGAATAAAATATTTGATTGAGTAGTTCAGGAAATAGGTTATCCTGCCCGAATGGAATGTATCCATTAGTCTGATTCCTACCATTAACATAAGGTAGAGTTAGATTTGCACCTCCTACTTTAAGGAATGGAGTAGAGAATGACTGATATCCCTCTACTATTTCATGCTTTACTGTTTTGAAAAAATCTTTTAATGCCATAATTATTCATAAATTGATGATACTATTGGTCCTGATACTACCATCCTGCCCTCTTCAATCACAAACCCTGTAGAGTTAGCAATAGTTGGAGGTGTGATAGTTGACTCATAGATGCTGTATGTATACTGTCCTTTGATTAGTTCCAAATCTACAGGCTCATCTAGCTCAAATTGATTGAATCTCTCAGGATAAGCTGATAGATCAGCAGTGTAGAATGTAATAGGTGCAGACAGCTTGTCCATTTCATTCTGAAAAACAAATAAATAATAAGGATTCGGCAGTGTACTTACCTCAGTGAGAGTAAGGATAATCTGATTGACCTCATCTTTCTTTATATATATCATATAACTATATTATACTAAGGTCAAAAAATGTTTAAAAAAAAAGCTCTAGTATTACTAGAGCTTTAATTATTAGGGTGTTGTAATTATGGATACGGTGGGAAATCAGGTGATATTACAATATCTGCATCTATTTCATAAGCTAAATGCTCAGACTCAGCTAATAGTGTGATAGAGTATTTAGAACCATCAGCTCTCGCTGTACCTGATCCTTCTCCTGTTGCAGTTAATTGTAGGTTCTCAAAGTACCAATACTTACCATTTGCATCTAAAACAACAGCAGCTAAATACTGCTGACCTGCTCCAAGTACATTGATAGCTTCTGACTTATCTTTATCTCTTCTATTAAACATTAGAGTGATAGTCTGAGTTACAAATGTAGAGCCATTGATTAGGTCTANTGCAGTATCTTCNGTATAGTTACCTGTNTTTCTATTGATTTCAAATGTAGCAAAAGCAGTAGATGTAATGGCACTTACTATCCATGTATTAGNATTTACTGTTGTAGATGTAACTCCATCTTGCTCATTAATCCATACCTGTCTAATACCTCCAGTATTATTGTCACAGGATTTTGTAATATTTATAAGTGTCTCGCAGCTCACGGTTATAGTTTTAAGTAAAGGGAGCTTTCACTCCCTTAGATTTATAAATTAGTTAATTAAGATGCAGAGTTGTAGAATACAATCTCATTACCATTAACATGACTAAACCCTACTTTCATATTAGCACGAGTTCTGATTACAGGCTCAGCAATAGTATCAGCTAAATTTACAGCTCGTAATGCTTTACCATCTCCCTCTGCATCAAATGCATAGATAAAATTATTTCGAGGTGAAGCTACGATTGTAGATAAACCAAGCATTCCCGGACATAATACCATCTTTATTCCAAGATAAGTAAAGTCTAATGCTTGAGTCAAGTTAGCTTGAGTGTTAGATGCAGCAACAGCAGCACGATAAGATGTAGCTACAGGTGCAGATACATACAATCTTAACTCCTCTTGATTAGCAATAACAGCAGCAGGAATTGCAGCATATACTAAAGCTAATTTAGCAAGTACATTAGATGCAGTAATAGCTACAGGATTTGCAATATCAATTACATTAGCCGAATCACTTCCTAAAGAATACTTGTATCCATTACATAAAGCAAGTGCAGGATTTGCGTCTCCTACTTCACCTGACCAACGTAACTTCTCTACATTCTCAGCGATTGTCTTAGACATCTCATTCCAATAGTAATCCATGAAAGATGCAACAGTGAAATCACCATTTGATCCTTTAGTCATTTGTAATGATACAAAAGACTGCTCCAGGTCAAATTGACAAATTTGTGCCATTGCAGATAGAGAACATACATCTATCTCTACAGATGCAAGGTCATCAGTTGATGCATTGAATCCACAGTTCTCAGCTTGTAAAACTTGACCAAATACTACATTAGAGATTTTAGTCTTATACTTTACTCCTGGTAGTGTACGATAGTTGTCTACTACTTCCTCATTCAAATAAGCTCGGCTATAAAATGCCTCACTGTTAGCTTGTAATAATGCAGTTGCATCAATGTCCAAGTCAAATTTTAATTTTCTACTCATTTTTTTTGTTTTTTATTTAGTTATTATTATTTAAAAATTTACTCACCATGCTAAACTTATCATGCTGTGATAATTTAGTAGCTTCTACTTCCACTACTTCCTCACCATCAGTCATCATCTCCTCCATGTGATTTCTTAAATCAGCTATCATTGCTATAATAGCATTGATTTGCTCATCAATTACAGGTTGTACTATAGCCAGGATAGCTTCAGCATCAGCAGCAGGATCAATAGCCATCTCTTCTGTGGCAGGTGTCTCCT